CTTCTAATGATCCAAGTATGATTATTGGGCCTCCATCTCCATTAGCTTTTCCTATAAATGTTCCTGTACAATTATTTCCAAATAGGACTTCTAATGATCCAAGTATGATTATTGGGCCTCCATCTCCATTAGCTTTTCCTATAAATGTTCCTGTACAAAGATTTACTGCCGGAACATCTAGTGGTTCTGGTTCTGGAGGCGGCGAATCTGCACCTACACAACAGTGGATAGGTTAACCTGTAACTATAATATCAAGCCCCAATCGTATTGTAATATCCATCGGCAGCAACTTCCATCATACCTTCTCCAAGGTCATAAATTTGCCATAATTCAGAACCTGTCATATAGACACAGGCTTCACACATTATATTCCAATCAGAAATATGTATTTTGGTACGAATTGGCATTTTCCAATTTTCCATACCATCTGTAAGTTTCTCAAAAGCAGATTGTAACTGCTTCTGAGTATAACCTTTCGAACTTACTACAATGTCTTTCATAAAGACTCCTTATTTCAAGTAAAGGGGGCCAGTCCACTGAACTGTATATCCACCTTCCATAACATTTCCACGAGCGGCATTCCGAGCAGGAGAGTTCCAACCGGCAGCCATCAAGATATCACCATACTGAAATTTTTTATCATTTTCAGTGTTGACAATAAATCCCCAAACGGAATTTTTAGAAATAACTTTGATGTATTTACTACCAACTGTAAAGGTTAAACCATTATTGAAATCATCAATCATAGTATAATTATGTTCAGACAACTCTTTAGTACCATTGCGACTAGTCCAATTGAAATAATCTTGTTTGATGGTTTCTAAAAGAGTGTTTAACTGGGGTTCCATAGTGATTCCTTTTCTCTTGATTACATATATAATGTATCTGATTCTTTAAGGAATGTCAAGCAAATAAAAACAATAACTTAAAATTTTTTTATCTAATTGAAGTTCCTTTTTGTATTAATCCTTGTGGATTTTCAAGCTTATCCAAAGCAGATATCATTCTTGTCATACCGATTCCCCCACCAGCTCTAGGGAAAAAATCAAACTTTAAAAATTCTTCTAACTCTGCCTCAACTCTTTCTTTTCCAAATAACTTACTGATAAGTCCAGCATATTCTCCATTTGAAATCGTGTGAAATGTATCTCTCATTTGTTCAACATCAGTACTACGTTCTGCACTACCGATAGTCTCCATACCACCAAGGATAACATCAATCTTTCTACTTGTTCCATCTTCATTTCTTGACATATTCCAAAATGGACTCGTAAATTCTGGAAAGTTTGTAATCATAGCACTTCCAAAAAATGCACCCATTGCATTTTCATGTTTTGCTTCTAATTCTGTTTCAACATTTAATCCATAATGTATTTGCCATTCACGATATGTCTTTTCTATTGGTTTTTTAAATCCTAACCAATCACATAATTCATATTCCATACTTTTCAATTCATCTATACCGCCAGGCATTTCAAATTCAAACATTGGAAAGATAGTATCATGTCTGCCAGGAATTGCATTTGGTTCCTGTCTATAGCTTGTGGAGACACAAAAAAACCCCTTCGAAGAGGGGCGGGAAAGTAATTCATGTTCTAACCACATTTGTCCAGTTTGGGGGAGTGGCCATATTTGTCCTTCGTAATTATAACTGGCAACATTTTCTGGATCTTCACATGCCGCCAAAATACTTAATCTATTTTGAGTATGAACTTCTTCAAATCCTTTATTTAAAAAAAAGTCCCTCAAAAGGGACACTGCATTTGTAAATTTTTTAGGTTCTATTAGTTGAGTCATCTATTTCTCCTTTTCACAATAAATTAGATAAACCTTTTTATTTAGTATTTTTAAAATTTAATTAAAAGAGTAAAAAACTTTCATTCGAATTTTATCACCAACACTATATGGAGTTCCAGTTTGATGATAACTTCTGTTTCCATTTACTTCTACTATAATGTTATAATGAGAAATGAAAGTCTCTACATCATTATAATATTCGGTGTGACATTGTTGTTGTCTGCGATACTGAATAATATTTCCACTATGATTCTGACTTCCAAGAAGTCCACCAATGATAGCACCGGCATTTCTGTTACTTTTTCTTTCATTCCCATCCCCAAATTGATGACCAATGATACCACCAACTATTGCGCCAGTGATAATATTATTACTATTGTTATTTTGATAAACTGGTACATCTACTTGTTTGCAAACTCTATTAGGAATTCTTCGTACATTTTCTGTATATTGTGGAGTGACCGAAACGATAGTTCCTTCAACATATTGAGATGCAGCTGTTGTTGTTGCAGTTACTAAAAATGCGATAGTTGTTAAAAGTCGTAACATATTCCTTTTTTCTCCCAATCTCCATATCTTGTGGGTTCTGGCCCTTCTGGGCCTCCAAGTTCTTTTTCTGCTAGGTCAATTATTCCCAACACCCAATTTTCTGCACAATCTTCTGCATATCTTTCACTATGATAAGTATCTCCTGTCTTCATAATTCTATTCTCTACTATAGTTTCATTAGAATAAAGTTCAACTTCGTAGTGATTATTATTTACAGAGAAAGTTTTTGCAGTTCTATGTGCAAATTTACCTTCTCCATAAAAAGTAGACAGTTCAATACGATTCATGCTCGTACCATGTCGGCATAATTTTTTGCCTTAATTTCATCTATGAAAAATCGTTTTGACACAACTGATTTTCCATCTTCCCTTGACCAAATACTATTAACTTCGGTCGTCTTCACTTCAAAACCATAACAATGATCTTGATATACTATTGGTGTTACTTTTGCATAACACTTATATGTTTTGTTTCGATCTTTCATACCATCCTCATAACATTAGTTTCGTTATAATTTTTATATTTTTTTTCCTTAAATCCATCAATTTCTTCCATCAATACCATCATCCGATTTGTAATGAAGTAATTGAATACTTTTTTCATATTTCCTTCTGGCTCCTTTTTAAACTTCATTAAAATATTTTCTTTCATGGAAAAAGGAACTTTCGTGAGATCTACAAGAGACTCGTTTCTTTTCCATCTTTTCAACATGTTTGCGTCACAAAAGTCTTCGGGATCTCTACTCATATCAAGCCATTCTAACAACTGTTTTTTCTTAACAGGTTTTTGCCGACGATTTTCTACAAACACTTCATCATCACTAAGGAAATTAGGAATCCCATCTGATTTGTCACCACGAATAATATGTTCTCTCAGATATTTATAAGGATCATTTTCGGTTAGATATTTTTTCATAATAGGACTATATTGAGAAACATTAGGATATTTTTGCAACTGCTTAAAGTCTTTATCACTTGATAAAATTAACATTCTTTCATGAGGTGAAAATTCTTCTGTTATTACAGCAATAATATCATCAGCTTCTGCGCGGTCTTCCTCAATAATTTTATATGGAAATGTTGTTCTTAGATCCCTCTTAACATCATTCATTGTATTGAATATTAAATTCCAATCAATACCAGAGCTTTCTCTTTCTCTTTTACGAGAGAATTTGTAATAAGGAAAAATATCTTTTCGCCAATAATTTTTGTTGTCACAACATATTACAACATTTCCATATTCATCAGAAAATTTCTTTTTTACATTTAAGATACTGTTTAGTATCATGTGGCGGATCAAGCCATCATCAATATCATCTGTATTAGACCCTACTTGGGTCATGAGGTTCGATATAATGACTTGACTTAAATCTATCAAAATCATAGTACTATCTCTACTTTGTTTATATACTATTACTTATAACACATTTAAATGTATTTGTCAAGCAGTTCTTTGAAACCAATCTGGAATTTGTCTTTTTGTCCAAACCATTTTAAATCTTTCTTGTTTTGTTTGATAAAAAGATCTATATGACTTAATAGGATCATCTGGGAATTGACATTGTGGAAAATCTTTCATTGCAAGTTTAAAAGGAGTTTTCTCAATCATTGCAATGTTTTTTGGAGAAACACTAAGTACCTCTTCTAATAATGTTCTTGTACTATGAATTTTTTTATATCTAAATTCATATTCATCACAAAGAGAAATCCAATGTTCATAATGCCAAAAGTAATTTTCTATTGATTCCATTGTCCATAAAGTAGATGGATGGCCAGGATGTACAGCTTTGTATAAAGTTTTTTCTAAATTACTATTTGGATGTTCCCAATAATTTACTATTCTTTTACCAGATACTGATGGTTTTTTAACTTTTATTCCATCAAGAATTCTATGTGCAGTAGACAACATCTGAGCAGATTCAACAATCATCTTTACAACATGTTTATCACATTGTTGTTGTGCTGCAACTATTGGGTTTTCATCTAATATAAAAATGTTCATACTTCTATACTATCAATATATTAGTTACATGTCAAGTAGCAATTTACAAATAAAATAAGAATCTACTATATCAGATGTAGGATTGCCAATCTTTTCAGACTTAATGACTAACTCTTCTTGTAAATTTCTTGAAGTTTCTTGTAAAAATGATTCATACATTTTTTGTTTGTTTGCATTTCCTTTACCAGTGGCAAACTTTTTAATTACAGTTGGTGCAATCATATGATACTTAAATCCAGCATCCCACAATTTCCACTTCAAAATACCTGTATTTTCTGCGATATGAAATATTTTTCCTTTAGAACCATAACTATAGTCTTCTAAAAGTATTTCTTCTATTTTATGGTATACGAAAATATCTAAAGCCCAATCAGAAATAAAATCATATCTTTCTTCTGCTGTCTTCCAATTTTGTATTTGCTGAGAGCCCTCAATATTTTCATATTGAAAGTTCTCATATTTTTTTTGATTTGCTAAGAAAAAAATTTTACACGTTTCGAAATTGAAGTTTTTTTCATTTCCTGTGTATATACAAACTGAAGGACAAGTTAAACTATAGTCAACTCCGCCTATTCTTCTAACCATTCATCATCCTCATCTATGTCACTCTCTTGATCTATATTTATATAATCTTCAAGAGCCTCTCCACAGATAGGACAAAATCTTACTTTTTCTGTATTATGAGTTTCTATAGTAAATTCACCACCACAAACATTACACCCAATTGATTCCAAATTACTGTCTCCTTGGACTATTTCGTATATTTAGAATAATTTAAATTTAACTTCCCCAACCGGCAAATTCTTCTTCACTTTGCATTCTTACGTGTCTTGTTGGCAAATAGTGCATTTCTAATGCACCTTTACTTTCCCAACCTCTATTTAACAGTAACCACTTATTCAATTGTTCTTCGGTTTCAAATACCACAGAGGCACAGTCGCCGTTATTTTTATTATAAAGATTATAAGTCATTTTAACTCCTAAGTGTTACATGTGAATATCTATTTATTAAAAAGTTATTTCGCATTCACCACCCTGACAAGCTATTGCACCCATTGTATCAATATCAGTAAACTTTTTTGTTTCTAGTTGTGTATTGAAATCTATAGGCGTCAAATTTTGTTGAATTTTAGTCCACTTATGCAATAAGAAAACATCTTTCAAACAATATTCTGCATCTTTCATATCTCCATTGAAATAATTATCTGCAAACTTTTTAAATCTACGAATCCATTCGGCGCGTAAGTCGGAAATTTCACCTCTATGTTCAACTGGCATTTGAGCAATCATAGTGGCTTCCCAGAGATTATCAAATCCTTTTCTGGTATCAACAATCAATCCAGCTGCAAACATCGCACCTCGACCATACTTATTAACAATCTCTTCTTCATCCAAAACTTCTGTCATTGGAGCTTGATGAAAATCTTTATCTCCCATTCCAGATAAGAATGAAACTCCAGCAAAGTATTCCTTATTGTTAAAAAGATAATCTTCTACTTCACTCCACATATGGGGTGCCACTGTAACTGTATTTGAAACATTGTGTCTAACAGTTGGGTCAGCACATAATTCTACATTAGTACCAGATTCTACCCAATTTTGTTGTACAAGTCGAACTTTTGACAAAAGATCAGTACCAAATAAATCTTCTTTATATAAAGAATCTTTTGGACTAATTACAGGGAATCCAATACAATAATCTGTTCTACTACTTGACCATACAGATTCTTCAACCATATAAGGATTTGTCTGTGCAATTAACTGACCAACTTCTGCATCTTTATTCATCTGAACATGACGTATATACTTAGGAGAATGCTCGGCGTGTATTCCAGAGGATGTCTGCAACAAAACTGAAGCATTGCCTGAGGGCTTAACGCATGTAGTTCTGGCCGCTTGATTGATTCCAATAAGTCCAGCAACTTCTTTATTAACTCTTTTAACAATTTTGGCTCCTTCTTTTTGAATGTCGGCATCTAGTAAAATACTTGGATTATTCATCCATCCAGTAACAGAAACACCAAGAAGCGCTTCTCTATCAAAAATTTTCTTCGATGTTTCAGACAAATATTTGAAATCAGTATAACCAGCTTGTAATGTACCAAGAATTGAAGCTGCACGACATGCTTTATAAAATTCTTCTTTTGATGTGCATTTACCGCCATTTATCTCTGTAAGATTGCATCCTTGCCATCCAGATTCTCCGTCTATCTGTGGAAACATTCCAATCTCAACACATGGATTTGTAGTATGTTCTCTATTTTCTACCAAATAAAATCCAGGCTCTCCAAATTCTTTAATTGGTTTCATCAAGTCTGAAAACTCTTCTCTAGTTACTTCACTTCTTACAATCACAGCAGAGTTGTTACTGCGTCCTCTTTGTGGATTGTCGATAAACCAATTACCTGTTTTTGCATTCATCATCTCTTCATCATCATGAGAAAAAAGAGCAATAGTTGCGGATCTTCTAACACCACCAGCTAAAACTGCATCGGCAGCGTGCATAGAAATATCATAAACATGAATAGGTGATAACTCAGATTTTCCAGATAAAACAAGAGATTGCAATAGATGTTCTATCTTATCTAAAGCCTTTCTGAGAGGTTCTGGGCCAGGGGCCTTAAACCCGCCAGATATCTCTGAACCCTGTGGACGTATACCAGATAGATCGAAATAGACCTTGCGACCCTCAAACTCTGGATGAGTGCCACCACCTACAAAATAGGAAGACATTAACACTCCAAGTGCGTCAGCCCATCCTTCAATAGAATCTTCTACTTGCCAACCTTTTGCCTGTTTCTTTCTTTCAGAGATATTTGGCAATTTTGACACATGATGTTTCTGAACTGAAAATCCAGCACCAGCACCACATAATAAAATATAAAATAATTCTTGAAAGTAAGCTGCACGATCTGCATAAGAAGAAGTACAGTTATACATACGCATCTGATGTTTTAGTAGTTGTTCTCCACCAAATTGTAATGCTCTTTGAGCACCCAATGTATATTGTAATTTATAAAGAGATTCAGCTTCATCTATTAATAAATTTAATTCTGGAGTCATTTTATCTTCATAATAATTTCTATGCATATTCATTACTCGCGTAACTGATTCATCCCACGTTTCATATCTACCTTCTTGTTCTAACCACCTAGAATATGCCTCATAAAATTTTGCTTGCGACATAATTTTTCTTGCATCAGAATCTTTAATTGTATTAACTAACTTTAACATCTATTGTCCTTTTTTCAAAATAATTTATTAATTATTAACATCTTTTCCAAGACATTAATTTAAGTTTTGCTTCTAAACTTTTATGGGTGTTTATACTTATAATCGATTGTAATTCTAAACTGTCCATTCCAGACATTATTACATCATTAATATCTTTTTCTTTAATATTTTTTGGCCATATAAAAACAGAGTACCCATTATCAATAGTACGTTCTACTTTTTTTACTATTTCTCTATTCCTTGGTTCATTATCATATATAAAAACTACATCTGAGAAAGGTTTAAAAAAAGATTTATCTACATCACTACCAGCCATAGCTAAACAATTATCCAAGAATAGAGAGTCTAATGGGCCTTCGGTTACATATGTAGTCTTTTTTGGATCTACTCTATCTAAACCATATACTTTTGGTACGTCTTTTACTTTTATGGTTATATATCTCATAGAATTCCTTGGATCCATACTCCTACCTTGTAGAGCAATTAATTCACATTTTTCGTTGAAAAAAGGTATCACAATTCTTTTTTCATTTTCTGGAATTCTATGTCCTCTAGATACTTTATCCACAACAAATTTGAAATCTGGTGTGTGATATAAAACATCTAGTTTTGGCAGCTTTCTTTTCTCACAATAAATTCTTGAAGGATGAGTATGATGAAGTTCAGATATTCTTTCGCCATATTCAAAATCACATTTGGTAGAAAATTTGGGTTTAAAATCAAATTCATATTTGACTTCTTTTTCTAAATTTTCTGCACCAGCATTATGGCGACCTTGTTTATATTTCTCCATAACATATTCTTCATACAAAGAAACATTTTGTTCTTTCATAAAGTTTGCAAAAGACATACTAGCGCCACAGTTATGACACATATATCTGAAATTATTTTTCTTTTCGTAGATAAACCCACGCATTTTATAGGTTTTTTTCTGAGAATCACCACAGATAGGACAACGAAAATTATACAGATTATTCTTCTTCTGTACAAAACCTTCTAATTGTGGGGATAATCTTTGAATAAATGCTTTATCAATATATAACATTACAGCTCCACAGAATACACATAAAATATAGAATACATTATTTTATAGGATATGTCAACAGCAGAATTAGTTCATCATATAAAAATGTGCAACTACAGAAGTTACAATTGCACCAAAGAAAATCCAACAAGCTCTTTGAAATGTTTTCGTTACTCTTGAATTTTCTCTCACCATAACTTCCATATCATCTAATTTAGTAGAAAATTTGTTCATTCTTTCATACATTTTATTATGGTCGTCCTGAAGAGCACCTATCTTCTCTTCTGCCCGAGCCAAAGATATCATTGCATCTGCAAGTTGATCAATTTTACTTTCTATTCTTTCAAGTCTCTGATCATATTCAGCCATGGGTGTTTAACCTTCTTGTTTTTTTTATTTTTCATAATATTTTTTATATTCAACTATAATTACTTTTTGTTCGCCTATATATCTTTTCATATCATTTACAACTAATGTCAAATTTTCATAAGATTTTTCATCTACTGCAAATAAAGCAACACTCTTTCCACTAATTCTCAATTTATCTACGACTTGTTCATAATTATCTGGTGTTACTACAATAAATTCAAAATCTTTCCATTCAACTGGCTTCGGCATTTCAAGTTCCAATGGAACTTTTTCAACTAATACTTCTTTTGTAACAATTTTTTCTTGTTGAAAAGAAGAACATCCAGTTAAAACTAATACTAAAAATCCTATCAAATAATATTTATTCATTATTTATTTTCCATAATATCTTTTAAACCATTCTTTAAATCTTTTTCTATCGCTTTATTTATGATATTTTCTATCATTTTGGGTTTATTTTCTGCTAAAAATCCCAAATCATGTTCTGATAATTTTCTTCTTAATTCTCCAACTTCAGAATTTAATTTAGAACTTTCTTTTTCTATTCTAGAATTAACTTCTCTTATTTCTTGTATATTTTCATTTAGTCTTTTTATTTCTTCTGATTTAGAATTTACTGTTTCTTTTAGCACGACTTGGTTCTGTTCTAAAATTTTAACATCTTTTTGTAGTTTCTGTACATACCAATAACCACCACCGGCAGCTGTAATAATAACCAGAAACATAGCTATCTTAATACTACTGAACATTTACAAATCTCTGTGTAAAATTATCATACATCCACTGTTTGAATCTTGTAATACAATTCTCTTTTTTGGATTGTTTTTTATATACTTTCTAATGTGAATTGCATCTTCTCGTCTTATAAAGTTATCCCAGCGGGAATATTTCTTTTTTCCTCTCATAAATTTTGCATAACTATCTCTATCAATTTTAAATATTTTCATACCAGCAAAATTATAAGGATTGTTAATAAAATTTCCTAAATTAGAACCATCTCCTACTGCATTTGCAATCTCTTCAGTGAGTAAACCTTTGTATCTTTGTTCTTCTAAAACATTAATATGATCCATCAATAATTCTTGTAAAAGGTCGATGTCTTCTTCTCTTAAACCATATCTATTTTCTTTAAGAAGTGCAATTGCAGCTGCGTAAGATGCAATTCTGGATTTGCCGCCAGGGAATTTTGAAAGTATTCTTCTAAGATTAAAGACTTCTTTTTATAAAAAATAAT